AGGCATCTTCTACAGATATAGATCCCGTATCTCCAAGGTTATAAGCAACAGACAACTTGGTTGGTTTAATATCTGATTCTACACCAGAAATTGCAACTTGGTTGTTGTTAAAGTACATTCCATGATTCCTATGATTAACCTTGATATGTAAACCATCTTTCTCAGGAACTGATCTAACTCCATAAGTACTGTCTATCTGTACATCTCCACCATGTTCGTAGTTAAGTTCTCTTACTGTTCCATTACTCTGAACATACATCATAGTATTTGCAGATCCTACAAGGAATTCTCCTTGTACGCTATCAAGAACTAGTTCGCTAGTGTTACCAATAGAAACAATTGATAATCTTGCTCCACGTCCAACAGAGTTAAGACCTAGAGTTGTAAATCCAACAACGTCACCCACCTGATATCCTGTACCACCAGTTACAATAGTAGCAACTCCGACAGCTCCACTGGAAATGTAAATATCTGCTTGTGCTCCATATCCATTACCAGTTATAGTAATTAAATTAACCCCACTAAAGGTCTTTGTTCCATCAATAGGTGAATATCCAAGACCAGCATTAATAACATTCAAAGCAGGTCCCGCTGCAGTACCAGCAACCCCTGCCAAATTACCTGTAGCAAGAGTTCCCATCTGATAGACAGTATTTCCAAGTTCTAAAGTGGAATCTGCTGTTGTAGTACCAAGTCCTACTCTTACTTCCTTAGATACTAATTCTAAAGGATTAGGTAATAACTGAGGAATCTGTTTATTTCCTTTCGTCAATTCTGGGTTGTAGAATTCGACTGTTCCTTCTTCTACAAAGTCTGCTCTATAAAGAGTAAACTTAAGATCTTCCCACTGACTTGCTTCCCATGTAGAAGCATTCTGAGACTTAAATAGTGATCCCAAATAAGGCTGGTTAGAAATAAAGGTCTGAGTAATAAGATCTTGCTCTCCAATTCTCGAAATATAAACACTATATTTCGTAGAGTTAGATGCCAAAGCAATTGCATACTCTTGACCACCTTCAACATAAACTGGTGCCTTAAATTCTATAGAAGTAGCAACTGAACCATCACTTGAGGTTTCAATATCAGAAGGATCAAGAACTATTTCAGAAAAAGGAAGAATATGTTGAGTTGGGAATCCATTCTTCATAGTTCTCAATTGGAAAACTAATGGAACATCCATGTCATCCTTAGAACGGAAGAATATATCACACTTGGTTAGGAACACTCCAGTTGCATCCTCAACTAAGAATGATTGTGCTAAAGGGTCATACCAACCAACAACTCTTTGTCCAAGATCTCTTTCTGCTATTACATTAGACTCAACTACTTCGGTTCCAAGAGTTCTATTTACATTTCTTTCTTGGAATTCTTGTCTTTGCTCTAGTCTAGCATTTCTTACAGCAATAATATTTTCCTGAACTGTTTCCATGGTTCCAGAAGCAGTGTATGCTTCTTCAGCAATGGTATTACAGTTATCCTGATCATTATCTTCATCATTAATCAAAGTAAATGTTTTTGTACCAGTCTCGAAGCGAGGATGATTAACATTATTTGGATTAGGAATATAGTAACTTCCAACAAGATCTGCACCCAAATCAGAGATTAACCTTAGATCAGTAATAGTTGCTTCTGCACCCGATGTTGATCCTTTAAGAATCATATCAGTTGCAACAAGTCCAAAAAATTCTCCTTGTGCTTCATTAGAAAGAGCATACATATCCACATTCAAACAGTCTGAAGTAGACGAATAATCTGTTGGAAGTGGTTGTCCAGTATAGGGATTCTCTGGATAAATCCGAGAAGGAACATTATAAGGACCTTCTTTATGGTTGGATTGTGCAACTCTAAATGTAATAGTTGGATCAACTCCCTGACTAAAAGCATTAATAGGACTTAAACCTGAATTAATAAGATATCCCTTAACAGTTTCTCCAACTTGGAATGTTCCAGACTTCATTGATATCTCAAGAAGTTTTGGTACACAATACTTAGTTACATCTTCCCCATCAAAGAATGCATACATTCTCGTAAGAGGCTTCATCTTCTTAGAAATGAAAGTAACATTTCTAGAACGACAATATGGAATCAAATCTCTACTTACAACTCTATCGCCAACTGAATGATTATCCCATTGTTCAGTAACAACAGTTCTTAATCCAGTTCTACTTTCTACACCAGTTTGTACAGTTTCTCTTACCGTCTCCTGAATAGTTTGTTCAGTAACATCAACAACCCATTGTGCAACGCCAGATCCACCATTAATCCAACCACCTACACCGTACCGAGGACCCTCAATTTCTTGTGTACGTGTTGATGTTCTATCAATAGTATCAGTTCCTGTCCAATTAGTTTCCCATCCATTCCATACCATAGGTGCAAATCCAGTTTGAGGATCTACATTCATATTATCAACAGCATTTCGCATCACTTCATTGTAATTTCCTTCAGTCTCAATAATCTTCGCTTCTAATCTAGTTGTATCAACCCATGTATCAGAAGCAGGAGTCAATTCCATTGTACCCTGCCAGAAACTGATTAAGAAAGGAGTAACACTTTCTGATCTTGTACCAAATGACTGTTTAATATACTCAACTTCTGAATAATCAAGAGTTACAACATCATTTGCCTTTCTTACATTCAGTCCTTCAATAGTTGAGAATCCTAAATCTTCTGACTTATCAACATTAGTAACAGGACCAAACATTAAGTCAATGGCATTCGTATAATGTCGTGGTCTTAATTGCTTAAACTTTCTATCAATACTATTGTTAATAGATAACTGATCTTCTTGAGGTCTAATAGTATTAAAATCATCAACAAAGAATCCTGATTTATATCTGTTCATTCCATCATTATCAGGAATAAACATATTAGCAGTATTAGATTCTAATAAAGTAAGAGATGTATAATACTCAAGATTCTTGATTCTATTCTCAAGTTTCTTAATATCAATCATCCTATATCTCTTATGATTCAGGAAGCTAATATTAGCTTGACCTACATTATAAAGATAAGGTGGTAAAGTAATAGTGCAAAGTTCTATTGCATCATCAACTGGGCTTGGTCTTTCTGGTCTATCTGAAGGTTGACCATAAACAACTTGGAATTTACCATCCTTAGTTAAGAAAATTCTATCAACTCTTCCCAAATAATGAGAGAAAGTAACATTAATAGCTTCATTAGATGCTAATATACTACCAGCAGAATTACCTGCTCCATCAAAGGATCTACCATAAAATTCTAATGGTGATCTAGAACTTTCTGCAGTAGTATAATCACTAACTCTAGGTCTGATATCTATCATATCAGCATTAGAAACACCATTAATTGCCCTTATTTGCTTACTATAATTAAATTCTTTATAGGAATCTACAGTAGTAATGTCTCCATCATCTGTAGATGAATAATAAGCACTAGTAAAGTAAACTTTTAATTGTCTCTTAGGAGCCTCTACATCTGCTTTCCTCTTTATTCTACCAAAATCATAGAAAGTAGATTCTTGTCCTGTTGTAAAGGTATACTCAGTAGAAACATCAAAACTTGGAACATCTAATGTCGTAACAGTTCCATTTACCTTAGATTCATCAAAGGTTACTTCTTCACCTTCTTTGAAAACATTATCATTTTTGTAGATAAACTCAATTTGAGTAGCAGAATTTGCTACTTTTCCTGCAACAATAGCAACAGCATTAGACACTGCTCCTACTAACTTCTCACCAACTATCAATTCTGCAGTAGTAGTTGAGGAACTAGTAAGAGATGAAAGAATCATCTTCGGTGCATATGCTTGCCCAGTATCAGCAGACTCAAATACACCATGAATGTTAATAATATCAGGAGTATTCAGAGATATTACTTCATCCTGGACCCTTGTACCCCATGGATAAGAACCATATGTTAATCCATCATTAAATGTAGTAGTACCAATACCAGAACCTTCTGTATTAGACTTATCTACAACTATAGAATTTACCCTCTTAAGTAGTTTTTCCTTTGCTTTTGGCTTTAACTGCTTAACAGTAGTAACCAATTGTGCTCCAGTATCATTCGCACCTAGATTATAGATCTGTAAAGTTCTTACATCACTAAACTGGAAATCACTAGCATCTAAAGCTTCTATATTTCCATCAGATCTGATAAGAGAATATCTTTCCTCATCAAATGCTAAGAAACTTTCACTGGCACCACAAGAAACTGCAGAAGATAGTTTATTACTAGTAATATTAACTGTAAATGACTTTCTAATAGAAAGTGATGCATTAGTTAAATCAACATCTGCTACATTAGTTGTTGGGAGTTGAGTATAAAGAGTAGCATCCTCATTTGGTGCAAGATCTGTCGTTAGAATCTTAAGATCAGTTACCGTAACAACAGATGTTGGTATATTACCTGCAACAATTCCACTTTGAGTATGAACTCCAACTATAGAAACGGTAGAAGCAAATTCATTATCTGCATCAACAGTAACACCAGTTATTCTACCATATATGGGATCAACAGATATACTACCTTCAGTAAAGCTAACTAGATCTCCTGTTGTTACTAATCCAACAAAAGCAGGATTAGCAGCAGATATTGTACATACACCTGTAGATTGTGCGGAAATAGTTGCAATACCAATATTAAATTCTGTTTTCTGAACTATATCAGCAGAGAAAGTCTTAGCAGATCCAACGGTCTTATCATCAGTTGCAAATATTGATTTTACATCATTAATAGTATGAGCAGTGATTGCTAAAGCAACTCTTCCATTCTTAATTCCATTAAATGAAAGTGCTTCATTGGGAATAAAATTACCATCTGTCTCATAAACTGTTAATCCTGCTCCTGCAGTAACAGAATCTTTAAGATATGCAGTTGCACCACTATTCAAACCTTTAATGAAGGTAGGAGTAGAAAGAGTAGTTGGTTGGTTTAGAGTTATATTAGTTACTGTCTGTACATCATATAAAGAAATATTCCATTCATTTAGTTGTCTTATAGCTTTATAAGATCCTGACTCCAAATGCATATCATAAACTCTAGCAACCCCAATCTCATTACCACCAGGACTTCTAGAACTTACTCCAACTCTTTGATCTCTTAAACTTACAGTATAAGTATTACCTGTACCTACTGTAGGAGAACCATAAACATTATTAAGTTGGAAAGTTGGACCAGTATTATAGATTATTTGTTGATCAGAAAGAGTTTCTGTTGTTCTTGGTTTTGGTGCATCCAAGAATGTTGGTTGATAAGTTTCTAATTCATATCCGCGAACATAAGCTTTACCAGGAGAAACCTTATAAAGCATAAGATCATCTGATGGATCATCTCCGCCAGGTGTAAATTGACCTTCTTGATATACCCCTCTATTTCCAGTATTATCATTTAGAGATTCTAAAGCGGCTATATCGAAAGGACGAATAGTATAATCACCAGATTCATCATATGTCCTTCGTGCCATTACATTGGTCAGATCCTCATAAAATACACCACCATTAGGTCCTACCCCAAATCCTGATCTAGCTACTGCTTTTAGAACTCCATTATTAACACTTCCTAATTCTACAAAATTATCATCATCAAAATCTTCTAAAGATTTTTTAAAAAGACTAGTAGTAATCTTTAATCTATCTGCACCAGGAGCAGCATAATTATTATATCCCTGAGAATTATCATTAAGTGTTTCATCCAAATCAGGAGTAATTATTTGTTCCTGAACATTTAATCCTATTCTATAACTTGGAGTTGCACTATATTGATCAAGAATAAGTGTTTCTGTTTCTACATTAACAAAATTACCATGAATAAAATATACACCTTCTTGGATTTGGAAAGCAGATCCTGTTGCTGTCGCATTATTTGCTAATGTTATAGCAAATGGAGAACCCGATGCAATTGTAGTATTACCTAATAATCCAGATGTAATGGTTATATTACATGCTAACTCCTCTCCATCAGAAAATGTTTGAGTTGAATTATTATTAGTATTCGACTGAAGATAATTGATGTATAGTGTAAGATTATTTCTTTCAGAATCTTCTGGAAGTAAAACTTTATCAACAACTGCTGTAACCCCAGAATCTAATCCAGTAATTTTTGTTCCAATTAATTGATCAACATATGCAGATACAGGAATCCCTTGAAAATTATTAGCTAACTGTACACAATAATATAATTGAGTATATCCAGTATTTCCTGGAATTACTTTAGCACCTTCTTTAAAGAAGTGTTGACCGAACTTCTCAATTTGATTCTGTAATATAGATTGCAGACCAGTTAATTCTCTTGCCTGTACAGGGTATCCAGGCTTAAACAGCACCTTATGATAATCACTCGTCGGATCGTAATCATCAAAATATGGGGATACGTTTAAATTCGTTTGCTGTGGCATGATTACTTAGAACTGCAAAATAACTTTGATATCTTCTTTTTGGTTTTTAGACCTAGTTACGGAAGGTCTATTATCAACATAAATGATGTTTCCTGAGTATTTCTTAACTTCAGGAGAAGCAACCCCACTGGTAAACTCCTGTCCAAGGTAATATGTTCTATTATTTATTGAGGTAGAGACACCTGTGAATGAAGTATCAATCGCTAAATTAGAACCACTGGTAGGTGTAATAGTTAAACTACCATTAGTTCCTGGAGTAGCAGTAAATTCTGTTAAATCAAATCCATAAGTAGGATCTGTTTGGGCTGTTCCAACAGTATTAAAACCAGCCATCGTCCTATCTTGCCAATACTTTAAAACTCCAGTAGTTTGATCGTAACTAATACATCTTCCTACTGCGGTAGTTCCTGACGATACAGTTTGTGTAAAATAAGCATCAGCATCAAATGTAGCAGAACTATAACCAGTTCCAGTCAATCTTAATGCACCACATGCACTTGCTTTATCAGCAGATAAAAGTGCTCCAGTTGTTGCTTTGGGATTTTCAACAACTCCTACTCTTGCAACTTGATTTCCTGTTATGAAATCAGGGTTTTCTACATCATTCTCAATACGTGAATATAATAAAACATTATAAGCACCTAATTCACGGTAAACATCAGCGCCATGTCCACCAGGAGGTGGGATAACAACATCAAAAGTAGGTCGAGTGGTTCCCGTAGGCACCCCACCACCTGCTAAATCAACGTTACCGTAAGTATAATTCTGTCCTGCTGTGGAAACAGTTACTTCAGATACTTTCTGATCATTATTAATAACAACTGTACATTCTGCACCAGTTCCATCACCTTTAATAGGAACTTTAGTATAAGTACTATTAGCAGTTCCTAAACCTACACCACGATTAGTAATGGTTACAATTTTAATTGCACCATCTACAGCATTATCCCTTACAGAAGCAACATCTGAATTAGTAGACCAATCGGTAGGGGTTGGAATAAAGTCAGTTGATTCAAACTTTACAATATCACTAGGTTTAATAGTATAAAGATACTTCCACAAATATCCATCTCCACTAGTACCTGCTTTCTTAGGTTCTAGATCAGTAAAAGTTGGTTCATCTAAAGAAGGTCTTCCATTAGGGTTATCTGGATCCATTCCATTCTGGAGACAGATATAAACTCTATAATCACTATTCATTACATAATAAGTAGCCGCATATAGATTTGTTGCACCAGAAACCTTGGCCGTATTAGTTCTGCTGTAATCACTGCGGTACATATCATAAGTTGTTCCAGATGTCCATAATCTTCTTGTAACAACTTGTCTAGCATCTGAAGAATTAATTTTCTTCAACGCAATCATACTATCCCAATAATTATCCTCTTCATCAAAGTTATCCTTTGGTGAAGGGGGATTGGTGTCCCAGTCACTTTCGATATCGCCTGGGTTAGGTAGACCAATAAAAGAATAATATGCGTTTGCGGTAGATGTTACCCCAGAAAGAAAATTCTTCGCATTTAATATTCTAATCTGATCAGTTATAATTGCGGCCATTGTTTGAAGTTTTTATTTATTTATTAAGTAATTAGGTATAACTCTTAGATTTGAGTGGATTTGTCCTTCTAATGATAGTAGAAGTCGAAATACCAGTTGAGTTATTTGTGCCAATACCACTTTGGGTATAAGCAGTATAAGAATTTTCTTCAGAACGAGAAACTATAATCTTACCCCAGCTATATGATCCTTGATAGTTGGAAGAAGTAATACCGGAAGCAGGAGCTCCTGACATTTCCCCGTCAATCTTAGCAAATACCCGTTTAATATAAGTGAATCCAACACCGGTCACATTTATATATTGACCTTCACAGTCAGCAATTTCATAGACATTATCTGCGTAAGAATATCCAATTCCTATTGTATTATCACCCGTATCTACAGAAGTTACTCTAGTAGATCCAACACCAACATTAGAATCATTAACCATAAAGAAGTCACCAGTCTTAATTCCACAAATAGTAACTGCTGTTCCTGTAATAGAACTTTGTCTTAGATAAGAATCAAGTGGAATGAATAAATCAAATATAAGTTGTGTTCCACTAGAAATGGTTGTAGTACCAAATCCAACAATAATTCCAGAATCTCCTTCATAGGATCTTACAGTATCAGTTTCAGAAGTAAGTGTAGGTGGAGAGAAAATTACCAATGGAACACTAGTTTGTGTATAACCAACTCCTGGATTTGTAATTGCAACCCCTGTTATAGTCCCTGCTGCACCAATGGTTAGTGATCCCATTGCCTGTGTAGATGTGGAAACACCAGTAGTAGAAGCAAAACTTACGGTAGCAGTAGAATACCCTACACCACCATCAGAAATCGTAACTCCCGTAACTGTACCTCCAGTAGAAACTAGAGCAGTTCCAGCAGCACCTGTCAGTGTTTGTTGTGTAATAAGATCAATCTTATCTTGGATTGTACCACGTAAAGTAGCACTTTCATTTTCATTATTAGGATCAAAGAATGGTCTTACATTAGAAACATAGATTACAGTAGAACCAATTCCAACAGTCTTAATGCTATATGCAGTTGGATTGAGATTTGCATTATACAACTCTCTATCCTTTCCTACCAACTCTTCATTTATAATCCTATCCTCAGTTTGCTTGCACCATACAACAGGTCTTAGTAAATCCTCATCCTTAGTATTACCAGGACCAAAATAAGGTACGGTTTGTACAGTATCTGTAGAAGTTACTGTACTTACTCCTCTTACATCTTCCTTCAGATAATAAGGTTCAGAACCATTCTCAATGGTAATATCATCACCTTTCTTAACTGTTTCAATAATCTCTCTAGACTTAACATCAATTCCACCACTTCCCTTATAGAAGATTACTTTAGAAGTATCACCTACTTTAGGTGCTTCTGTAAAGGTTACATTACTACCACCATTAAACTTATATCCTTTACCAGGAACTTGGAGAATATCATTAATAAAGATCAAGATAACATCCTGAACATTAATCTTAGATCCCTTGGAAGATCTAATAGAAATGGTATCACCAGCTCTTTGTAACTGGAATACAATTGTTTCTCCATCAAACTTACTATCCCAATCATCAAGAGCTTCTAAAGTTCCTAATGACCATCCAGTAAAATCATCACTATAAATTTCATCAACTGTTAACTCAAATGGATTATTAGTAAAGGATGAGGTTGTTGGAATACCAGTATCTCCACCGAAAGGAACACGTAGAGTTTCTGTATTACCATAACCATTACCACCATTATTAATTCTAAAATCTCTTATACTACCACCCATACTAACGACAATATCAATTGTTGCATTAGTACCAACACCAGCAGCAGGAGTAGCATAATCTAGAGGAATATTTGTATAAGATAATGGTTCGTCAATAACAACCTTAAGTGGTTTCTCAACTGTTCCACCTCTTGCATAATTATGTGGAAGTGTAGAAACTCCAGTATCTACAATGAATGAATAATCATCAACAATAGACAAGATATTTGAGCCAGGTTCTGCTGGATCAGTCTTACTTGTGGAATTATTAACTGCTCTTGGAGCAATGATGCAAGGTTGACATTTAGCACTACCAACTCCAGTATAATGACTGAGAACAGTAGAAATACCAATATTAACCTCAAACTCAGTAGTACTGTTAACAGCACTTACTACAGTACCATTATATGTTGGGTCACCTTCTCTTGGGTACTTATGTCTAGTAGCATTACTATCTTTAGTACATGTGAAGGTCAAAGATTCTTTCTTAAACTTAATACTATCTCCAGCAACAATACTGTGACCTGCACCAACAGTCATTGTTAAAATACCTGTAGCAGCACCATAGTTAGCAGCAGTAACATTATAATTGGTCTGAGTAGATGCTCCAACGTTTACAGTAATTGTATCAGTTGTAGTAGCAGATATAGAAACAGCAGTGTTATAAGCAGGATCAGTTGTCCGTGGATATGTATGAATACTACCATGCTGATCCATATCACAAGTAAATGCCAAACTATAAGGAGTAAATCTAATACTACGTTCACTTGACAATCCATGAGAAGGTATTGTCATTGTCAAAATACCAGTAGGTGCATCATAAATTGCATTTTCTACAGCATGAGCAACCGTTGCAGATGTACCAACATTAATAGTAATAGTATCATCAGTTACTGAAGTAATATCTGTAACTCCATATCCAGCAAGAGGATCAGTGGAACGAGGATATGCATGGTTAGAACCATCATTATCCATTGAGCAAGTAAAGACAATACCACCAGTATCAATTCCAATAGTGTTACCTGTTGTAGCACCGTGACCAACTATTGTTAGAACTAAATCACCAGTTCCTGCATCATAAGTAGCATCTGTAGCAGTAGTAGTTCCAATACCAGTAACAGAAACACTACCAACACCAGAACTTACAAATGTGTGAAGATAATCACCACCAGAAACTACAGCACTTTGAGCAATACCAATAAACTTGTGACCATAAGCACCACCAGCAATAACTGCCTCAGTTCCTGGTCCAACAAATGTATGAGCATATTGATCAAGAGTCTTAGCAGCAGTAACATCTACAGTAATAGTAGTAGAAGTTGTTGATGCTACAGAAACTGCAGTATTAAATACTCTATCTTTATTTCTTGGATAAATGTGCTGATAAACACCACCATCTAATGCACATGTAAATGCTAATCCACTAAAGATTACATTGCTTCTAGAACCACTAGTTGATAAACCATGAGCACTGTAAGTAGTAACAGTCATAATACCCGTTGAGGTAGTATAACCAACAGTAGAGATGCTTACTGCATCTGCATAATCACAAGTAAAGGCAATTCCACTTAACTTAATAGAATCTCCATTTGACAACCCATGAGCAGTAGCAGTAGTGATGGTTGTTATGCCAGTTGCAGAATTATATCCAACATTCTGAATATCTCTTGGTTTGTAAATTACATTTGTATTAGTAATTGCAATTCCAGTAATAGTTCCATTATTTCCAATTGTAGCAGTTCCATATCTTACAACTTCTGCGCCAGTAAGACTTGATGTTTGGATAGCAACCCGAACTGTTTGTCCAATACCAGATCTATATCCAGATCCACTATACCCTATAGTAATAGCACTAACAGTACCAGCAGAAGAAACAACTACAGTACCACCAGCAGCAACTATAGGTTGATAACCCATACCTTCTGTAGAACCTACAGAAACAATTACACCACCTATTGGTAATTGAGAAGTATTAACATCAGAAGCAATAGAAGTACCTGCTCCAGTAAAGGTAATACTTGTAACACCTGCATTCTCACTTAGATCATAGTTAGAAACAGGTCCTTGGAATACATCATTAAGAAGAATAATGGCATTTTCAGTAGCAATTCCAGTTACATCAGATCCGGAAGTCTTAAGATCGAAAGATGCCTTAGTTCCATTAAAGTCTTGAGAAATATCATCAAAAATATAGTTATTATAATATGTTTGATTAGAAGTATCTGTTTCACCAGAACGCATAAAGACTCTACCATTAAAACTGGAAGACGTTGCTATTCCAGTCCAATCTCTATCATCAGGTGGATTTGTAGTTGTACTTAATGGAGTGTATCCATAAGGTGCTTCAGTAAAGTTCAGAACATTCTCAACAATATTATAATTACCATGAACCTTAGTTACTAATGCTCCGGTGGAATGTCCTGCAAGGGTTGTTCCTAACCACTGTCTTCTAACTCTGATAGCATTAGTAGTACCAACACCCACAGAGTCAATTCTCATAATTTCACTACCCACCCTAAACAGATCTGCACCTGTAAAGGAAGTAATTCCTGTAAAGTAAACTAAGTCATCTGTAGTATATGCTTGTCTCTCAAGAGTAGTTGTAACTGCTGATGCAACAACAGGTGATTGGATAATATTATCCAAACTAACTAATACTTTGGCATTTTGATCCTGAGCAGTAAATCTATGAGAAGTACCAACACCAACTGTTGTAATATCAACTACTTCAGGAATCTGTCTTAAAGACTTCTCCGCAGTGGCTGATAACTTAATAGTATCTTCATTAATCTTAACTACAAATACATCACCAGGGAGGAGTGTAGTATTACCAACTCCAGCAAATCCATTTGTTGCTGCAATTCCAACAGCACCCGAACTACCTGCTCCTACATGAGTATAAGTAACTTTTTCACCAGTTACAAAGAAGTGATTCGGAATTGTAATAGTATTGTTATCAACATTTACAATAGAAGAATCATCACCTGTGAAACTCCTATCAAAGATTGGAGTGGTTTGATGACGCATATCAAATGCTTTCTTAATATCCCTTTCAGTTCCTTCATAGTCGCTATATTCACTTGTAACAGCACCATTATCAAATTCTATATTTGTCTTAGCATCATCTTCAGTCTTAATAGCATTCATGAACACTTGTGCCTGAATACCAATATTTGCCGTAGGAGTACAGAGTAGCTGAACAGTTGCTACACCAGCATTAGTATCGGCAACTATCCGAGATCCTAATGTTGCTATTCCAGAAACACCAATGTTACCATACTCAAGATCCATGGTATTACCACCATCATCCAAATTATAATCATCCATAACAAGCATTTCTGCCATGTTATATGAATCATTAGTAGTATCAGTTAATTGAACAACGAAATATGCAGCATCATAACCATCCACAGTCGAAGAAACTTGAGTAATATACTGTCCAATAACATTTGCTGATGGAGATCCAGAAGCAGTAATATCAGTAGATGTGGTATCAAATTTACTATGTTTTAGATCAATAGTACCGACTCCACTGTATCCTGATTGAGCAACACCAACCGTAATTGTATTAATATGAGCAGTAGTACCAACCCCTGCATTACTGCTATCAGGATGCCAAAGAAGTTGAATATCACTACCACTGTATGCACAAGAATAAGTTCCAAGTCCTGCTGCATTATAATCACTAGGATTAGTAATTAATTGACCATACTCAGCAAGATCTATAGTACTTCCATCATGAATGATATTTAATTCATCAAACTCAAATTCTCCATCAGTTGTCTTTGTACTATCAGGATTAATTGAGATTAATACCTTAGCAGAACGATATGTGCTGGCAATACCAACAACAGCCGTAGAAGCATTTGATGTGTCTACCTCAGTACTATGAGATTCTATAAGAGATACACCAACTGAAGTAGTACCAACTCCAAGATAATTATCATCTAAATTGTATGAAATACTCGTAAGATGATAATCATTAACCGTATAATTTCTTGGATAGAAACGTAATTGTCCCTTACCACCCGTAATAGCAAAATCAAATGATCCTAAGTCATAGACATTACCACCATTACCATATTGGTTCAGATAACCAAACATATAATCATGAATTACAGTAGTTGTTAATAATTGTCTTTGACCAGTAAATCTCTTATCCTGAATATAATGGAAAGTTTTTCTTGCTCGTGTAGTAGCTAAATCAAACTCATTTGCTATACTATACTGTGTTGCTCTAGGACGATGATTAAATGATCCACTTATATCATCAATCGAAAGAACTCTGTTACCAATGGATTCCTCATAATCAGTCAATACTCTACTAGCAAATATTACTTCATCGGAAATTATCCTTCCCTGAACTGTCTTGGAATTTTCTTTGACTAAATCAAAATCATGGAAGCAATTTACATTACCAATTCCATAAAGATCACTAACAACTTCATAAGATGCACTTTCAGTGGTTAATCCTACAGCC